GCATCGCCCCTCGGCACCTCACCGGCCAGCGCCTGGTCGAGCTGCTCGATGAAGTTGTTGCCGAACCGGCCGACCCCGAACTGCTTGACGATGCCGGCGACCATCGTCGCGAGCTCCGGCGCCGTGCCCGTGCGCAGCCGCGCCGCGGTGCTCATCAGGTTGTCGATCGCCTGCAGCGGGTTGCTGTTCTCGGCCTTGATGAACATCTCGTAGGGCCGGATGACGTTGGTCAGCTGCTCGGTGAACCGGCGCGCCTCGACCGACTCGGCGAGCGCACGCTGCGTCTCGGACTCGCGCCGGGCGACCTCCGCGCGCACGTCCGGCGGCAGCGCCGCCCAGTGCTCACGCACGTCCGGCCGCCACGACGCTGGGGCCCGCTCCTGCGGCGCCGGGCGCGGCTCGGCCTTCGGGCCGGGCTGGATGGCCGGCGTTGCGTCTTCCGCATGCTGTTGCGGCTGCGCCACGGACTCGGCCTTGGCCTCGGTCGGCTTGAAGCGGCCGGACTCGTCGCGCACGCGCGAGGGCGAGGCGCTCTCCGGCGAGGGCGCCGAGACGGGCTCTGGGGCCGAAGCAGGGGCGCTCTCGGCGGCGATGGGCTCGGGGGCAGGTGTCGGGTCGGATGCGGGCACGGCCGCCTCCAGCGCGTCCCTGATCGTGGTGGGGTCAGACATGGGTCACCTCTTGGATTGAAGTCGTTCGATGGCCTCGCGGATGTCCTGCTTGCGCACGGAGCCGCCCTGCTGGTAGTACCTCTCGCGCTCGACCTTGGCCTTCGCCCAGGTCTCCTTGAAGTCGTCCGCGGTCGTCAGCCCCGTGCGCTTCATGTACTCGCGGTGCTTCTTGCGGCTCGAGATGTCCGCACCGCCGGGCGCTGCGAGCCCGTCATAGTGCCGGTCACCCCACAGCGCGCTCAGGTGATTGAGCGCGTCCTTGCGGCGCGGCGGCTCGGTTGCGCCGATCTCCACCATCTCGCCCGATTCGGGGTCGTACCTGTAGCGTCGTCTCGTCATGGCGTCCTCAGTTCAGCAACAGCAGCCATTCCTCGCGGCGGCGGCGCTGGATGCGCCGCATCCGCTCCTGTACCTCGACCTCGAACGCCTCAGCGGCAAGCTGCCGCGCGCGCTCGGAGTCGGCCTTGCGCGCCTCGATGCCGGCGCGCTCAAGCGCCGCCGAGACCATCCGCGCCACCTCGCCCGCGTCGAGCGACGCCGGCACCGGGATGGCGATGCGCTGGCGCCGGGTGAGGATGGCGACGCCCTCCTCGCCCCCGGCGGCCGTCTCGACCACCTCGGCCTTCTTGGCCTTGAGCGGCGCGACTGCGGCCTCGATCTGCTCGCGGAGCTGCTCTCGCTCGCGGCGCTCCTCGTCGAAGTCGCGCTGCTTGCGCTTCTCAGGCGGGCCGTATCCGCCGCGCGTCTCGACCGCAGGCGGCGGGGGCGGCGGCGAACCCCCGCCCCACGCGGTGGCCCACGCGCCACCCCACGATGTGCCCCAGGTCGAGTAGGTGAACGGCACTTACACCGGCCCCCACTCGTTGCCAGACTGACCGGTGCCCTTGACCTGCACGTCGTTGACGTACTGGATGTTCGCGTCCACCTGCCCCGCGACCGTGAAGGCGAGCGAGTCCGTCTTGGTCTTCACCGCCGTCAGGTCGGCCGCCGTCGCAAGGCCGCTCTGGATTTCGGTCACCGCGCTTGCCGCCACCGCGGCAGCCGTGATCGCGTCGTTGGCGATGCTCGACACCGTGACCGATTCGCCAGGCAGCCCCGCGAACACCTGCTCGCGCAGGTCGATGGGGTCAGCGCCAGAGGCCGTCGCCCGCAGCACCAGATCGCCGAGCGTGTCGGTGTGCGAGCTCGTGAGCGCGATGTTGTACCAGCCGTCCCCGCGCTCGGTAACCGTCGGCGAGATGCTCGAGAAAGCCGCGCCGTTCTTGGAGAGCGACACCGAGAGCGTCGCGCCCGTTTTGCCGGTCACATGGTCGGCAGAGTCGGTGAGGAAGACCATCAGGTTCCGCGCTGTCGATTGCTTGAGCATCTCTTACCCCTTGTTGACGACGCGGGACTTGGAATAGGTGTTACCGCCGCTCGGCGCAGCCGGGGGCGGGTAGTAAAGGATCGTCGCCTCGATGTCGTAGTTGTGGAACGTCGAGGCCGCGCCGCGCAACGGTTCTTGCGAGAGTTCCTGGAACCTTCCACCGACCAGCGCCAAGCCCTGCCCCGGCGTCACGACGATGCCACTCCCCGGCGCGGAGTCGAGCATCAAGCAGTCGTCCATCGTGGAAGACTGCATGCCGATGGCTTGGCTGATGCCGACGTTCGGAAAGAGGTTTGTGTACGTCTTGCGGGTGAACACCCCGGCGTTGAGTTGCGCGTTCAACCACGCCTGCAGCAATGCGCCAGAGCCCTGATACGCAAGGCCGTGCGTGGTGTACATATCGGGTTGCCACTCACCGGGCAGGCGAATCTGCATCGGCCCGACCGACACCCTAAGACTGCTCGGCGCGGTCTTCGACGTGTCGGCGCTGATGACCGTGGCCGCATCGCCACGCAGCGAGTACCCGTCCATCCTCATCAAGCGCAGGCCGGGAGTCAGGGTCGCCTCGCCGTCCATCGGCAGGAACATCAGCTTCACGGCCAGCGTCACGCCCGAACCGCTGCCGTTCATGATGGCGTACAGCGCCCCGCCGATCGTGCGGCCGGTGCCGACATCGGTCGATCGGCAGACGTAGGTCGCGCCCGTCGTCGTGTTCGTGACCACCGCCGAGACGATCATCGAGTGCGGCAGGCCGAACTCCTCTTGCACGAGCGCGATGCCCTCGCCAGCCCGAAGGATGATGGGCTCCACGTTTACGTTCTCGCCACCCCGCCACACGTCGGCAAAATGCGACTTCTGGTGCGTGACCATTGACCCGCCATAGGTGCGCGACGAGAACTGCGAGTTTGACGTCTGGACTCCATAGGTTGGGCAGTCGTTGATGCGTCGAAACCGCGCCGTCGTGGTCACGCTGTTCGGGTTGTTGACTACCGTGACTTGAGAAGGAAACGATGCGTCTGCTGTGTCCATCTTGACCGGCGTCACCGTATCGCCACCCGTCACCGCGCTCACACGATACAGCCCGAAACTGCCGGAGCGGTTGGGCATGGTTGAAACGGCAGGGCCGGCAGACGTCGGAGCAGCCGGTGACACCCGCAGAGACACGAGCTCGAAATAGGCGCGGTCGTCAGTCGCGTCGTTCTCGATGGCGAGGAAGGCGTCCTCAAGAGGCCGCACGTCCACCGCGTTAAGTCGCAGGTAGTACGTCTCAGGCATCGGGCGGCGTCTCCGTCACGACCTCGAAGCGCACATAACGCCCAGGCGTCTTGCATGACGGGCAGGTGATGGGCGGGGAATGCCCGCCCACGCCGCCGTTGAGGTCATGCTGCACGCGATCGGCGAGCTCCTGCGACACTTCCCACTCGTGGCCGCAGGTCTTGTGTCGCAGAGCGGGCATAAATCAGCTCGCTGAGTCGGTGAACTCGATCTCGAGGTCCGCCGTGCCGACCGCCGACGAGCCGCTGTGGAAGAGCTGGAAGCCCTGACCCGCGCGGCAGGTGACCGGCTCGACGTTGGTGTCGCCGTACCCAGCGTTCCACACCTCAGCGAAGGGCACCAGCGTCAGCCAGTTGGCCTGCGTGGTACCGGCGACGACCGGCTCTTCGTTGACGAACAGGAAGCGCCGGAAGATGTCCGAACCGGTCGTGGTCTGGTTGGTGCCGCAGGTCGTGTTCGCATCGAGCGCCGACGAGGCGGTGTCGTGCCTGACCGGCGTCACCGCTGTGCCCGCAGAGGCTGCGGTGATGCGACGCACCTGTGCGGTCGTCAGCACACCCGTCACCGCCGCCACGCCGTTGTTGAACCAGTACCCGCGGTAGACGCGAATCACTCGCGCCGACGATGCGCCGTTGAACACGTTGAGCATGTCTTTGCTCGACGCATAGGCGATAGCGCCGCCTGTCGCTCTCCAAGTCGCTGCCATGTCTCAGACTCCTGTGATGATCTTGCCCGTGCCGGTCGTGGCACGGAAAACTTCGATGTCGCCGCTGCCGTCCATCTGCGGACCCGCAGCCCACTGCTGCACCTTGTTCTCGTTCAACGCCTTCACGCTCGCATCGAGGTCGTCCCGCGTGTCGCCAGGCATCAGCCCGAGACGCCGCGCCGCCTGAACCCTGAGCATGAACTCGACGCACTTCTGCACTACCCGCTCGGACACCGGCGACTCGACGCGCAGCAGCCACCGCCCAAGGGCCGGTCGCCACTCCATTGCAGGCTGGCGCAGCATCAGTTCACCTGCATCGAGCCAGGCGGCAGGCCGGGGCCGGCCGGACTCTCCGGCTCGTCCACTTCGCGCACCTCGACGATCTCGCCCATCTGGTCGCGGATCGGCACGCGCCGCCGCTTCTGCGTGACCGCGCGCAGGAGCTGCTCCATCTGCGCGGCGTTGCTCTGCGACATCTGCCCGATGGAGGCCGAAAGGCCGTCGAGCTGCATCACAGGGTTCACCTTCTGCACGACCGCCATCATGTCGGCGATCTGCTGGTACTGCGCCGCGACCTGGTCGAACTTGGCCTGCATCTCGACCTTCTGCAGCTCGACCGTCGCCTTGAGCGCAGCCACCTTCTCGTCCGAAGCCGCCTCGAATGCCGCGATGCGCTCGTTCGACTTGATCTTCTCGGCCTCGAGCTTGAGCTTCTCGAGCTCGGGGTTCGGCGGCGGAGGCGGCGGGTTCAGAAGCTGCTGCTGCATCGCCGCGACCGCTTGGTCGAGAACGCCCTCGATCTCGCTCGAGACGCGGAACTTCGCGACCGCCCATTGCATGAGACGCAGCAGGAAGGGGCCTGCGCCGGGCGTCGATTGCGCCACCGGCGCGACCTGTGAGATGAACGCGCCCAAGCCCTGCATGAACTGGACTGCTGCGTCTCGCTCGGCGGCCCAGTCCATCGCCGCCATGCTGTCGGCCTCGACGCTGATGCGATACTCGGCCAACTCGGTGTTCTTGATGAGGTCGATCGCCGCCATCGCCACCGCCGCATCCGGCGTGCGCTCGATGTTCGAGGCGCGCACGATGGTCTCGGGCTGCCAGTGCTTGGCGATGATTTCCGCCTTGATGCGCAGCGCGTGCGTGATCCACTCGGCGATGTAGAACTGCGAGAGCTGCATGCGCGTCGAGCCGAACTGCGCCTTGATCTGCTGCGCAGCCGCGGTCTCCGAAGCGCGCGATGCGCCGCGCATGATGTCCGAGATGCCAAGCACCTCGTAGATCTGCTGCGTCTTGTCCGCGCGGTACTGCCGCAGCCGGTCGATGCAGTTGACCACCGCCTCGATCGGCACGAACTCCATCTTGCCCTTGATGCCACCGCCCTCGGCGAACATCGCCCAGTTGTCCACCGGGATGAGCTGGTTCTCGCCGGCCTGCAGGAGCACGCGGCCGACCGAATCGCCCGCGCTCTTGTCGTAGACGCCGACCACCTTCGCCGCGCGCGTGAGCCAGGTGATGCGCGTGTTGATCTCGTCGAGTTCCTTGAACTGGTCCTGCGCGAAGATGTAGTCCGCGCGCGGGATGAAGTTGCTCGAGGTGACGTTCGCCGCCAAGGGCTTCGGGCAGGGGAAGAAGTTCTCGAGCCCGAGCGGGTCGTCCTTGTAGTCGAGGATGGTGTCCATCCCCTTGGCGAACCAGTAGACCTTGCGGTTCTCCTTGCACCAGATCTCGAAGACCTCGGCACGCGCCCACGGGTCGTTCTTGACCTGCGGCTCGCCCTGCTTCGACTGCCGGCGCACCATCGGCACGACCTTGGCGATCTCGGGGCCGAAGCGCGCCTCGAGCTGCTCGCGCGTCATGTACACGCGCCGCGCCACCCAGCGCACCTCGCCCCATGTGCGCGCGGGGGAGTAGAGGAAATCCTTCCAGAAGACGTAATCGCAAGGCGCGTCCTCGGCGACGATGCGCTCGACCGTCTGCGCCGGGGCGATCTCGACGCCCGAGAGCGGGTCGAACTGCGCCGGGACCTCCTCGAGCGCGGTCTCGACCTCGTAGCGCAGCCACACCTGAC